GCCTCAACTAATTTTTGAGTATGCCATAGAATAGACCCTTCTCTAAAATTTTTATCAGTAGTACTTAAATCAATACTTAAATAAGATTTAGTTTGGTTATATTCGGAATCAATACTAACAGGATTACCATTTTTACCAACTTTATAACCAACCTTTGAGTCTGAATTTGCGGTTGACCAAGTTAAACCTCCCGCAAGTCCTCCATTTCCATAAAAAGAGTCACCAGCAAAACCAAATTTAATACCATCCAAACCTGGCTCGTACAAGTCCGCCAACACATTAGGTCCGTAAACAGATGTTTGAACTTCTTCTCCAAACATATTTAAAGGTAGTTTCCCCGAAGGACCGTCAACATAACTAGGGTCAACTTCTTTACTACCAACGTAATACCCCCCTTTAGTTGGTTTATCTAAAATACTGTTTAATAAGTTTTTAGCACCATCAATAAGATTACCAATAATTCCTTTATCATAGTCAGGTCCATATCTGTTAAATCCTAAGGTATAATAAAGTTGTGATTTTTGTCCTCCACCCGTGTTATTAAGAAATAATTGAGATGCGGACTTTTGATGAGTTAACCTACCAATTAATCCTTTATTACTACTAATCCCAAGTGCTTTACCTATTTGACCCGCAAGGTTTAAATTCTTAGGGTCGGTTTCAAAATAATCACCAGGAATTTCTGAACCTGGAAAATAAAAACCACCAAGTCTTGCCGCGAAATCCGCGGCTCTGAATAAAATATTACCAGGTCGAGTAATAACCCAATCTCTTTCTACTAAAGGTATTTTACCTTGTAACATCTGAACGGCCATTAATGGGTCGTTGGCCGCGTTAGGTAAATTAATTCTACCCACAGTATTTTTGATTAATTGTCTGTCAATTCTTTCTTTTAACTCTTGTCTAAGAGTTTTTGCACCAAGTTGTACAATATACGAATCCTGTGATAAACTACCGTCAGAACCTGTCGGGTCGTCTTGTAATAGGATTTGGTAAGGCGTATAGTATGACGGAACAAACGTAAAATACGAAGAAAAACTTGGTGTTAACTGTTTAGTCTCCACTGAATATAATTCAATATTGGCATTGTCCCAAGAATACTTATTAGCGGTCGGTAATTCCTGTTGTGATAATGCAGGATTATACGACGGCCATCCCGCACCTGTTAAACTCTGTTCAGGTAGTGTGGCATTATTTATATCATACTCTTCAAATTTAGGCGCTAAAATAACACTACCAATTGAAAATAAATTAACATAAGGAGTACTCCATCTATTAACTGAAGGAATATCTTCTTCAGATATTGCGTTAGAATTATATGATGGCCAAGTATTACCATTTAAACTTTGTTGAGGTAAACTGGCTAAGTTTAGATTATATTGTTCGTATGTTGGTGATAATATTAAATCATTAATTTGATATAATAGAATTGACGGTAAACCGTATTTGTTAACTGAAGAAATAGTATTTTCATTTATTGCCCCCGCATTGTACGATGGCCACCCTAAACCATTCAAACTTTGTTGTGGTAATGACGCGTGAGTAATATCGTATCGAGAATAAATTGGTGTTAGTAACAAATTACCAATTAAAGCTAATTGTACAAAATCAAATGAATATTTGTTTACTGATGGAATATCTTCTTCAGAAATAGCATTGGCGTTGTATGATGGCCAAGTATTACCATTTAAACTTTGTTCAGGTAAACTCGCGTTTAACACATCATACTCCTCAAATTTAGGAGTTAAAAGTAAATTACCAATTTGTGCTAATTGAATCGTTGTAAACGCCCATCTATTAACTGATGTGATATCTTGTTCTGAAATAGCGTTAGAATTATACGATGGCCAAGTATTACCATCTAAACTTTGTTGTGGTAATGAAGTATCGGTAATGTCATATACCCCATTATTATTTGATAATACAATTGGTTGTGATTGAGTTATAGTATCCCCAAACCCACTAATTGGTCCGTACTCATTTAAATTATATAAACCGTGGAATGTAGGTCCTAAATTTTTAGGGGGGTTCTCAATTAAAGAGTCGTCCTGATTAAGAACTCCCTCATCTCTAAGAACAGTATCTTTAACTATTGTTCCTGAAGGTGGAACATAACTACCTGGCACCGTATATGGTGATAAGTTTCGAGCTAATAACTTATTTCTAAACCCTTCTGTTGATGGAAATGTTAACGTACTTGGCATCCCTTAATTTTATCTATAAATAGATAATAGTTTTATTTTTTTTAAAGTATCTATGATATTATGCAAACGCGGAAGTCGGAGTAAATAAATTACCCGCTTTAGCTTTATTCTCACCACTACCTTTAAGGTCGTTCATCATTCTTTCAGTTCGACTATTTCCTTGGTAAATTGCACTTGCAACATCAGATTTAGACAACATATCCATAACAAAACTTTCCATACCAACAGGATTTACATTAACACTGATAGACCCGTCAACTTTAACTGTACCTGTTTCAGGTATTGGTGGTGTTGCGTTGTTAGTATTAATAGTTGAATTAGGTAATTGTCCTGGTGTTATTGTGGCGTTTGGTGTTATTGTAGCGTTTGGTATCACGGTTTGTACATTAGAACTATTAACAGTTTGACTTCCCGATAAACCATTTAACGCAGTATTAATTTGTTCTTTAACGGTTTCAGTCATTCCTGTTAACATACCACTACTAAGAAGTGTTTTAAGAGCGGTCACATCAACATTACCACCCCACATCTCCTGAGATTCTGAAAAGTTTTGTGGAACATTACCAACGGCCCCTTTAATTTGTTCGTAAGCCGCTTTACCACCTGACATTATTTCTTGTCCAGCACCTGCAACATCACCTTTACCAAGTTTATCAAACGATTTACTAAGAACGTCTGTTAACTTTTGAATATTCTTTGATATAGATTCTACGTGAATTTGATTTTTATCATCAGCATCTCTTTGTAATCCGATAGTTTTATTAATGGTTTCTTGTCCTGTCGCAACTATTTTTCCAAGACTTTGAATGTCTTTAACAAAACTAGGTTGTGTTGCCACCGCCATTCCTACAACCCCTTTTCTTGCGGCGATTAAACCTTCAATATTTTTTAAAATACCGTTAGCTTCCAACTGCATTTTTGCGGGACTCGCCAATTTTTCATTAGTCGCTTTAATTTCATCTAAATCGGTTTTACTAATCTCAGAAACTAATTTTTCGTCACCAGTTGCGGTTTTAATAATATATTGACCTTCAAACTTTCCTCCCTTTTCACCAAGTTGGGCCATACCCGCAATCATTTTTCTCGAATCTTCATCAGCAAATTCAGGATTAAAGGTAATTTCCCTCATTTTTCTATCAAGGTCACCAGCATTCATCGCCCATTTAGCAACTTCTTCATTAGACATACCCAATTCTTTTGCAATCTCCCTTAACTGTCCTTGGGCCCCAGGTAATATTCGAATACTTTTAGTTTGTTCGTCAAAATATGTCATTGATTTTAATGCCTTACCAACCTCTTCTTGTAGTTTGGCAGGGTCATTTCTTGACATATCCATTAGTTTATATGGGTCAAGTAAACTAGATACTTGAACTCCTAACCTTTGGAAAGCCGCTGACATTTGAACCGCAGCATCAGGTTCAAATAATTTATCGGCTAAACCTAAAGTTTTACCCATATCAATTCTTAATAAAGATGCTTGAGCCGCCATCTTGGCCATACCTTGTACTCCTCCATCAAAGTTGTACAAAGCCATTTTACCCATCTGGCCTTCTAATTGTTTGTATACGGATTGTGATGTCACACCTAATTCTTTTGCGGAATTAAGAATACCCGTCATTTCATTACCAATATTATTAATTCCATATCCCGCATTTGCGAACATAGGAATCATTGCAGCGGCCTTAGCTCCAGCGTTTTCACTAGCACCAGCAACTAACGACCCTGCGGCATATAATTCTTTATATGACTCGGTATTTAAACTTGATTGTGTCTGTAAACCTTCAATTACCCCTTTTTGAATTTTTGCAACGTCCGTTAAGTCACCACCTAAAGCCCTAACTGAAGGTGTAGCATCTCTTAAAAGGTCACGAGTATTTTGAGCCATTTGATGACTACCCGCAAATAGTCTTGATACCGAGTTAACAGTCGACTCAACAGTTTCGATTGAACCTTTAATTTCGTTAGCAAAACCACCTAATTCTTTATTCGCATCGGTCATCGCCTTAATAATCGACTCAAGACCAGGTAATACCTCCAACTTAACTCTAGACGCCGCCTCGTTTTGTTGAGTTAAAGCATCTAAATCCTTTTGGTTATCATTCTTACCACCTTGTAACATAAATAATTTTTATTATAAATAGATTGACTAATTATTTTTTGGAGTAATTTCTTTAACAAACTGGTCAATTATATATCTCCGTAAATAAACGGGCATAGAAAGAAAGTCTGTATACGACACATTTAAGTGTTTAGTACAGACATAATATTCCCAAGATTGGGTTTCTCGATAATTAGAAGAAAGGCCGAAAAAACTCCACCCCAAAGGCTATATTCGCATATACCTCTTTTCCTGACGGGGCGTTAACTCTTCTGACTAAGTCTAGTCTTGGTTCATTTTCCTCAACAAAGTTTCTGATAAACTTAGCGTCTGATATAGGTAAAGAATCAATGGTTTGTGTTATAAACGCAACATCCGAATTACCATCAATTTCCACAACCATTTTATTTAATTTCCAAGTTTGTTTTGGGGCAATTCTACCAACAGGGTATTGGTCGGCCATTTTATCCAACTCACTAAGTTCTCCAAATGATAATGGTTTTAATTTTACGGTAGAATTTGACTTTGGTAATTGAACTATGAAATAACCCTCATCATTGGGTTTTTCTTTAGTTTCTTTGATGTATAACTCATCTAATAAGATAGTTGTCTCAAATTTTTTGTTAGTGTCAGGGTCGGTCAATGTGATATTATACTCAGGTCCGAACGCACTATTTCTTAAAAAGATAAGAATTGCTTCTAAATCCCCCTGTAATAATTCGTCAGGTCTTAAATCTGGCTCATATAATTTATTACGTAATAACGTAATAACCAAACCATCTTTACCTATACTGTCACCTGCCATTAAGATGTTTTCATCAGCTGCGGTAAGATAACCTACTTTAACTGATTTCTTTTTATTTTTGTAAAATACTCCTCCTGTAGGTAGTTTTACCACATCGTGTGGTAAAGAGAAGTTTTGTTGTCCATATTGTTGTGTTGTATCCATATAAAAAAAATAACCATAGAGAGTTTATAGTGTCCCTATGGTTAAATATAGTAGTATGTATTTTTTTATCAATAGTATTGTATTAGTAAACTAAGATACATCTGTCCATACGTAAAGATGCACTAATTTGTACTAATCCGTCATTTGAGTAACCTAAATCACCAAATGATACGTCAGTTAAGAATGTACCTTCCAAAATCCATTTCTCAACAACAACACCTGTTGGGTCTAACATTTCAAGGTCGACATTTTTCTTGTAACCCGCAGCATAACCCATACGTCCTGTAACTGATTCAGCGTGTAAACGAACCCACTCCATAAGTGCTTGTGCAGCTGACGGACCGATTGGGTCACGGAATTTAACAGAAATAGGGTCCCAGTTGAATCTACCTGCAACGAATGTTGATGTATTTAAAAACTGAATCTCAGTTGGATTAATTTTAATGTGTGGTCTAGAAGTTGATTCTACGAACCATTCGTTAATACCTAATGTAGAAGGAAAACGTAAGATAAATCGGTTCTGACGTTTCGGTTCGTACGGTATCGGCATTTTCATCAATAAATCAGCCATAGTATTTTATTTTTAATTATTTTGTTTTTTATTTATTACTATAAATACTTCCAACTTGAAAATTTTTGTATTTACTTTATTTTTTTATTCTGTAATCTTCTACTAGAAAATATCTAGTTATTGATTATTTCTAGTTTTTATTATTAATTTATTAATATTTAACTTTTTCACCTCCTGATGTATAATAAGTTTGTAATATATTATCTGGTTTGTCTTCAAAATGTTTCTTAACTGTTTCTACGTTCTTAAGGTCATCATCAGAAAATCCAATCGTTGGTACAAAATTATTACTCACTTTATTTTTAAGGAACGCTTTTTTATGTAACTGAGAAGATATTTCTCTAACATATCCCACAAATTCCTCCAAAGCTTTCACTTTTTCCTCTTCAGGATTAGCTTCGGCACCTGTACCAAATGAAACAGGATAAAATCTACACAAATCAAGATAACTTTTAATCAACTGAGCGTCCGACAATTCACTTTCGTCTGTGAAATTTCGGTACTTTCTTAAATTTTTCAATAGTTCGTCTTTATCAATACCATTAAATCCTGATACAATATAGTTGTAAACTCCTTCTTTTAAAGTCTTAGGATTGTGACCTCTCGCAGTTACTATCGAAAAAATCGAACCATTATTGATACATTCAACAAAATCACTCCAAGCAGGACCTGGTTTTGCTAACATAGCGTCAACTAAAAACGCCTTATCACCAGGGGTTCTAAAATTTCTAAACGGGTCTTCAGCAAAACCAACAATAGTTTTTCCGTTATAGTCAAACTCTTCTTTACCAATTTTAGACCTGTAATGTGCAAAATCTTCGGTAGTCATACCAACATCATCACCTTTATCAGATTTCACCATAATTCTTGTTGGCATTGTTACGATATTGTCGTCCCAATCAAAAGCATAATACTTTAAATCTGGTGTTCCTTCTTGAGTGAATCCTTCTTTTATTCTTCTTTTCATATTTTAATTTAAAGGCTAAAGGTGGGGATTACTCCCCACCATATAAGTATTAGATATTGTCAAATGATGCACCTGTTGGTGTAATCAAGAACTCAATATCGATGAATTCTAACGCTTTAGTTGGTTTGATATAAATCTTACCTACTAATTGGTTTTTATCTAAGTCTTCAGGAGATGAAGATACCGTTACACGGAAATCGTATAAACCTCTGTCTCTTCTGATAGCGTCTAAGATAGGATTAACCGCATCCAAGAAATCTTGTCTAACTTTCGCGTCGTTTTGTTCAAACAGTAATCTAACCGCCACCGCTGAAATCAATTTACGAGCTTGTAATAACAATCTTCTTACGTTGATTCTATCAAGAGCGGACTCTCTAATTTGTAGAGTTTTATTACCCCAAATTACTGTACCAACATCAGAGAAGGTTGCGATTGGGTTAAGTCTACCTACATATAAAGTATCTCTATCTTCTTGTGTTAATTTACGTCTTGCTTTAATTGAGTTTACAAGACCTCTTGTGTAACCCGCAGATGCGAACCAAGGGAACGCGATGTTATCGGTTAAAGCTAAGTTTCTTGTTACCTCCGCAGTTGCAGGAATGTAAATTTGTGTGTTATTAACAGTATCACGAGTTAATACCCAAGGGTAGTAAGTCGCCGTGTAGTTAGAGTCAATACCTGTTTGTTCTAAGTTATCTACCGCCTCTTGTGGGAAAATCAAATCTAAACTATCAGTAGTAGAAGGTACAAACATATTAAAGTCAGGAGTAGTACAGATGTATAATGAATCCGCTCTATCGTACTCAATCATTTCAATAGCTTGTTCAACTAAGTTACTATTATTTACATAATCAATACCTGGTGTTACGAACACGTTAATGTTCACCGCTTCAGGGTTTGAGAATGTTTTTTGACCTAATAGGTATGCGTAGTAGTCAGTATTTGCCCAATCTTGAGTATTATCTCCAACAGTGATACGTTTAAACATACCTGTACCTGTTGCGTTTGGATATCTATCTGAGTAACAAGCTCCCGCTAAATAACCTGAAGAACCTACTTGGAATCTATCAGAGTTTGTACGGTATTCTCTATAAACGTCCCATCCATCGAAACCTCCGTTAACCATTAATGAGAATTTTCTCGCGTATAATCTATAATAAGGGTTATTAGCATTTGTTGGGTCGTTTCTGAATTCAGCATCACCAACTGCGAATGCCGTTCTACCTGAAGTTGCAAATAAATCAGAAATTTTAACTACAGTAGCTCCTGAGTCCATATGGAATCCTTTAGTCAAGTAAGACCAATCTTGTAATATTGGGTCACAAGTAGTACCTAAATTTTGTTTACCAACATATTGGAAGAAGTCTAAATCATAACCAGCACCCGCCGCGGTAGATAAACCTAAGTAAGTTCTTCTTACATTGTCACCCGCACTAATTGCTGGATTATCTTGACCATTACTATAACCAAATGGAGGGTTAAAAATAACTTCACCAGGGAAATCGTATTTAGTTTTATAAACAGGGAACGGAGATTTTACTGATTCGTAGTTTCTGAAAGTATACCCTTCAAAACCACAAGGTAATGAATCTTTCGGTGCGTCTTCATTAATTTCAACCATCACAAATTTAGAGTTCAATGCGTATTCCCCATCAGCCGTACCAATTTTTTTAGCCACGAAATTATTTAGATTAGGGTCCATAGAACAGTTAGTGAATTTTTCTAACACAACAGGTGCGTCATCAGTATCATACCAATCACGGATAACAACATCGAATGTTTGATTTCCGAATGACATATTCATAATTGAAATTTTCAATTGGTCATTTGCCGAATTACCGTCAGCTATTGAGATAAATTTAAATAATCTGTAAACTTTAGTACCTCTTAATTCA